TATTTTTGTCATTTTCACGCCTGAGTTAAATGAAGCTTGAGATATCAAATCAAATTTCGGATTAGATACGCACTTTTGGTGTTGTATCTGCTACTATTTAGAAAAGTTTGAGGCCTCACTTATATTTACAGATAAAGTACGCATCTGCTATGTCTGAAATTGGTGATTTTGATGTGGTGTCAAATAATTTTGCAAGGTTTATGCTGGTATCTTTTTCAAATGCGTCAAGCATCAAGTCTTTATTTGCATTGCCTTTATCTGTCGCAAACTTCTTAATAACTGATGGTGGTAGTAATGTATAATCCCAACCACACTCTATCTTGAGTTTATATTTGAGTAGTCCTAGATTCTCTGCGATATGAAATACTCTTCCCGTGGAACCATATGAGTAATCCTCTATCTGAATTGTAGGTTTTATACGATTCATACCTGTCGTTGCATCACCATACGATTTGATTATGTTGATAGCCCAGTCAGCGATTTGACTGTATCTTTCTGGTTCGTTTGTGTATTCGTCATGTGGTGAACCTATGAACTTAACCTCACCCCAAATGCCGTATGGCTCTGTGAGCGATTTAAATGTGGTGTTGTACTTCTTTGTATTTGTTAAGAAGTAAAATGTACAATCTTCAGTTTTAAATTCACCTTTACTTGTGTTGACACATATGCCTGGCGAACTTAAACTATAGTCAATCCCAATCTTCATTTAGTAATACATCTTCTTCAACTTGTTCATGCTCTTCACCACAGAAAGGACAATACTGTTCGATATAATCGTCCTCATCTAAATCATGTACTACAAGAAATGTTGCAGAACAATTTTCGCATATTGTTTTAATTGCCACTAAAGGTCTCCATCAAGATAGGACCAAATTGTACCATAATCCATGAGATGGCGCCAATTGCAACTAAACCTAATAACATCCATTTCATTTTGAAATCATCTACCATCATTTTAAAACCAACTATTTCATTCCCTAATATTCTTAAAGATAGTTCTAGTTTGCCTTCATCTGCTTTATTACTCATAATTGAAATCCTTTAAAACTGTTTGTTTCGACATCTTGTTTGATACCGCCCACAACATAACTTTCAATCTCTGTTTCTTGTGGTGCGTTCTGTAGACCTCGACTATTTAACCAATGTTCTGTCCAAGGCAGAGGGTTGTTTCTTAATCCTTGTTCATATGGTGGTGTGAGTCCAATACTTTTCATTCGTCTATTTGCCATAAACTCAACATACTGATTGAGAAGTGTGGCGTTTAGACCAATCATTGAACCTTCTTGAAAGAGATAATCTGCCCAATCTTTTTCTTGTTGCACAGCCTCATCATACATTTTGTAAACTAGTGGTTCACACTCTTGCATGATTTCTAACATCTCTGTATCGTTTTCTTTGTTACGGTAGTTATTTATAATGTTCTGAGAAACAGCAAGATGTACATTCTCATCTCTAGCAATAAGAGATATAATCTTTGCACTTCCTTCCATTAACTTTAACTCGCCAAAACCAAACGAACATGCAAATGAAACATAGAAACGAATCCCTTCGAGTATGTTTACATTGATGAGATTTAGATAGAGTTGTTTCTTCATCTCTCTCATGTTGCCTTTGCCTGTCGTATGGTACTTTTGAGCATACTCTATAAACCTATCATATGATTCGGTTACTGTTTCTGCTCTTGCCATAATTTCAGGCGTCTGTACAATTGTGTCTAGTACAGCCGTTGGATTTGAATAGACATTCTTCATAATATAGGTGTATGACCTACTATGAATTGTTTCCATAAAATCCCATGCAACAATCATTGATTCTAATTCAGGCAACGAACAGTAAGGCAAGAACGCTAGACATGGACCTCTGCCCTGTACACTATCTAATAGTGTCTGATATTTTAAATTAGCGGTAAATATGTGCCTCTGTTCTGCTGTTAATGAATTAAAATCATTTCTGTCTTTTTGCAAAGACACTTCTTCTGGACGCCAAAAGAAACCCAATTGTTGTTGATTCAACTTCTCAAATATGGGATACTTCTGTTGGTCAAACCTCTGCGTGTTCGGCTCAGCGCCAAAGAACATCGGTTGTTTAGTCCAATCAACTTCTTGTGTATTAAATACTTTAGTCATTCTTTTTGCCGTCTAACGGTCCTGGTCCTTGTGTATAGTGTAAACCATCATTGCCGTTTTGACCAATGATATCCATTCTGGACACTGGCTTTTCAACAGGTATGTGTTGTTCTGCATCTATGTTTGAAAAGATACCAACCTTGTCTGCTCTTTCCCACATTTCAATAATATCATCTCTGATATATTCAATAGGAGTGCCAGTAGGGTATTCATGCGACCAGTTGAATGCCATCTTTGTGGCGTTCTCTCGTATAGTTTTGAGTCTGCGATTCTCGTAATATTGTGCCTTACGCCATGCAACTCTATCTATAAATTTTTGTGTGTATTTTTGACCGAATAGTGTTTTAAGCATTTCTCACCCTCTTACTGTTTGGGTGGCGTTTTGCTGTAAATGTACTATGACTCATATTCTTTTTCACTTTTGGTTGTCCTTTTTTAGTTATTATTCCTGGTATGCTTCTCTTCCCCATTATATATTCTCCTCTTCGTTTGGGTCAAAATAATTGTTTCCGTCAAAGAAAGGCCATATTGGTTCAGTCTGATTGACATCACACTTATGCATCCTTTCCATCTTATCTATGTAATCGTTATTATCAATTGAAGGGTCGATTTGACCATCTTCAATCAAGGCGTTCATCCAGTCAAAATAGACCATCTGGTCGCCTGTTGGTAAGTTGTGAAATTGTATTGGTCCTTTTGCCATTATATCATACACGCTTCACAGTAATCATCATAATCTTCCTGAGATTGAAATTCTTCTCTCTCTTTCATAGGTTGATTATCGTGCCAACCAACTGAATGTGCAGGTTCATCTATGTCTGTCTTTGCATCATATGTATTCTGATAGTATGATGTTTTCCATCCCAACTTATATGTAGTTAGTAAATCATTTGCCATGACAGATATTGGCACTTCGCCGTCTTTGTAGTTCTCTGGATTATAACTCCAGTTACCACTAATTGCCTGGTCAAAATACTTCTGCATGGTTGCAACAACATTAATATAGCCTTCATTACTAGGCATATCCCATAGTAGTGTGTAGAAGTTCTTTAGTCTGTAGTAATCAGGAACAATCTGTTTAAGTGTGCCTTTTTTACTTTTCTTAACTGAAAGATAATCTCGTGGGGGTTCTATCCCATTCGTTGCGTTAGACACAACAGAACTACTTTCTGACGGCATTTGTGCCGAAAGTGTACTATGTCGTAGTCCATGTTCTTGTATATCTTTTCGTAATTGTTTCCAATCGTAACTTAACTTTCTTTTGACTATCTTATCTAAGTCTTTCTTGTATGTATCAATTGGAAGTATTCCGTCTGAGTATTTAGTCTTTTCAAAATATTCACATTGACCTTTCTCTATTGCAAGTTGATTTGATGCCTTCAACAGATAGTATTGAAATGCCTCTGTTGTTTCATCTACTAGTTCAAGTGCCTCTTTATCGCCATAAGATACATGATTCTTTGCAAGATAATGAGCAAGACCAATATAACCAATGCCTAGTGAGCGCCTTGATTGTGCCGACTGTTTTGCAGCCACAATAGGATACTCTTGATAGTCAATGATTTCATCTAATGCTCTTACTGACAAATCACATAGTTCTTCCAAGTCATGTTTATCTCTAATCAAACCTAGATTAACAGCAGATAGAATACACAACGCAATCTCACCGTTCTCGTCATCAATGTGTTCTACAGGTGTTGTTGGTAATGTTATCTCTTGGCAAAGATTTGACATGTAAACTTTATCTTTAAATGATGAGTGGGTATTACAATGGTCAATGTTCATAATATAGATACGACCAGTTTCTGCTCTTTCTTTCAACAATGTGCCTAAAAGTTCTTGAGCTCTTATTTTTGTTTTTGGTGTCTTATAACTTCTTTCATACTTCTCATACATCTCATCAAACTCTGGCATACCAAACGCCTCATACAAACCAGGCACATCATGTGGTGAGAACAAAGTTATTTCTTCATCTTTAATAAATCTCTCGTAGAATAGTTTTGATATTTGTATTGAGTAGTCTAACTTTCGTACTCGATTATCTTCTGTACCTTTATTGTTTTTCAGTACAAGTATATCTTCTATTTCTTGATGCCAGATTGGGAAGTGAACTGTTGCACTTCCGCCACGAACACCATTCTGTGTGCAACATCTTACTGTGGCTTCGAACTTCTTGAGAAAAGGAATAACACCAGTGTGTTGAATTTCTCCACCACGAATCCTCGAATTGATTCCACGAATTCTGCCAGCATTAATGCCAATACCTGCCCGTTGGGCCACATAACGGCCGATAGCCATGTCGCTAGAAAAGATGCTAGGTAAACTATCATCGCTATCGACCAGTACACAACTAGCGAACTGACGAAGAGGAGTCCTGACGCCAGCCATAACAGGCGTTGGAATATTAATTTTAAACTTACTGATGGCGTCATAGTATTTTTTGACATAGGTTATCCTTTTTTCTTTTGGGTATTTTGCAAATAGTGTAGCAGCAATCATCATGTACATAAACTGTGGTGTTTCAAATATAGCACCATCACTTCTGTCTTGTACTAGATACTTATCCATAACTTGTCTTAGTCCTGCATAAGTGAAATTGTAATCTCTTTCGTGGTCAATGAAACCATTCAGCCTATCAATCTCTGCCTCAGTATAGTTGTCAAGTATGCCTTTATCGTAAACACCTCGTTCTACACACTTTTCAATTTGTTCTAGTAGTGTTGGGTGTTCCCACAACTTGTGAAATAGTTTCTTTCTTAATGAAAACAATAACAATCTAGCAGCAACATACTGATAGTTAGGATGTTCTAAACTGATTAAGTCGTTTGCAGACTTGATTAAAATTTGTTGTATATCTTCTGTAGATATTCCATCGAAAAATTGTATACCACTATTCATTTCAACATGAGAGGCACTCACCCCTGTTATATTTTCAGTCGCAAATCCAACCATTGAATGTATCTTATCAATGTCTAGGGATTCTTTGCCACGACCATTTCTTTTCCGTACCGATAGATTATCTGAGGTCATTTATATCCTTTTCCAATTATTAATGTTTTGAAGAGCGGCGAGCCCGCTGTGTGTATTATTATGTATAAGACTTTGAACCTGACTAGCGGACTTTCCTGATAAAATTAAATCATTAATATCTTTGCCTTCTCTGACTGATTCTGGCCAAATACAGACATTGAAATTCTTATCAACTGCCCTTATCATTCTACTTACAATGTGTTCATTTCTAGGTTCATTATCAAATATCATGGTGCATTGTTGGTGTTGTATTGTGATACCACCGTCTGCATCTGCCCCAGCCATAGCAATTGCATTATCTAAAAACAGACTATCAATAGGACCCTCTGTTATCATTACAGGTTTGTTCAAATCAATTCTATCAAGACCATAAATCTTTTGTTTCGTTTCATCAAACTTAATTGTTATATACTTAGGTTGTTCTTTGCCAAATGCACGACCTTGAAAAGCAAAAAATTTACCAGCCCTATCATAGAATGGTATCACAACTCTAGGGTGGTCATGTTTTAAGTCTGGGAACTTGCCTGGTTGAATCTCATTACAAAACTCATAGAACTTAGTGGCAAGAAAAAACTTATCAAAATGTTCTTTAGGTATTTGTCGGTCAAATACAAACTGTTTTGCTGGGTGTGTTTGAACTAACTCATCAAATCTTCTTAGTTGTCTTAATGCCCTATCGTAACGAGTGAACTCTGCAAATGGTTTCTCTTTAGATTTAAGTAACCTAGAGGGCGTGAAATCAAATTCAGGTTCTTCTTTTTTAGCAACAACTTTGCCGTCTTTGAATCTTTCAAAGATATACTCTTTGTGCATTGATGGGTCGAGATGTTTGATAAGATTGCCAAGAGTCTGACCAACACCACAGTTATGGCATTTGAAAAACATATCGTTCTTCTTTCTATAAACAAACCCTCTCGCTTTCGTTTGCGACTTCTGTGAATCGCCACAATGAGGGCATCTGAAATTATACAGATACTCTGATTTTCTTTTAAATTTAGGGAGTCTGGTTGAGAGAAGGTTTAGGTATTTAATATCTATATATGATGACATATCATAGATTATACACTATTTTAGAATTTTGTCAAGCTCTTTAGCCGATTAATCGCATTAACATACTGTCTGGA